CGTAGTGATTATTTTATACGTTCTAGCCATCGTGTCTCTGGAAACATGTGCGATGAGTTGTTTCAAGACGTCCACTGAAGACTGGCGGTTCTTCGCACTTGGCATGTTTTTTTATTCGATGGTTGGACTACTGCTCGTACAGACGTTCAAGCTCACTGGAATGGCCTTCACCAACGCACTGTGGTCGGGTCTATCGGTTATGGCGACGACGACGGTGGGAGTATTGTTCTTCAAGGAAAGGTTGCATATCCACGACTACCTTGCGATTGCGATGATCGGAGGCGGTGTCCTAATCTTGAAATTCACTAAGTAGAAGAGTAATGGACAAATCTTTATCATCTATCTTCTTTCTGTCGGTCGTAGAAATCTACGGCGACTTTGCCCTTCGGTTCTACGCCCAGACAAACAACATTGCATACCTATTTCACGGCATTGCAGGATACGCGGGAGTCGTATTTTTCCTCATACAATCTCTGCGATCCGCGAACGTTCTGTACGTGAACGGAATGTGGGACGGCATGTCGGGGATCCTAGAAAGCGCGGCGGCCTACATCGTTCTTGGTGACCGTCTGGAGAAGCCGATACAATATGTCGGTCTTGTCTTGACAGTTGTGGGAATCTTTCTACTGAAAACATAGTTTACTTACCGATGAACCCGCATACCGCCTTGTGCGTGTAGCACCATACCACCGAAAAGACAACGGCGTGGGTGAGGTTCACAGTCGTCGTGGACGCACCGGGGGGCAGACGCACGAGGACACCGGGAGTCAGGAGGTAGAAGAGAACAGCCGCATATACCATCATCGCCCACATTTTGTTGTTTGTATCTATGCGGGAAAAAAGTGTTTTAAGAAGGGTTGGTAGGAAGTATAAATGGCATCCTCGTCATCATCAAAGAAGGTTGAGCTACCCAAGATCGATGATGAGGGCGTGGTGGACTATCTCGACGAGGACCCCGAGCTGCCCAACCAGCGCTACGTGATTGTCTCTTTCATCTCGCCCGAGAAGGTGATTGAGCGCAAGCAGGACTTCTTTTTCAAGCACTTCATGCAGTGGACGGACTACGATTTCAAGGTGAAGGGCCTGGAGCACCTGGCCGACTACATTGCGAAGAAGTACTCGCTGAAGATTGACGATATCATGAAGGACATTCATGATTTCGAGAAGACGCACCGCGAGGAGATCAAGAAGTCGGACATCCCCGAGCAGTACCAGGTCTTCCTCCTGAAGCACGAGAAGGAGGTGCAGGAGGCGTTCGACAAGGCCAACAGCTTCCAGTGCAACATTCGCGGCGTCAAGGTCCGTCGTGCGTTCCCGTCGTACGAGGAGGCCCAGCTGTGGTGCAAGGTTCTCCAGCGCAAGTACCCGAAGGACAATCTGATGATTGGCCGGATGGGATGCTGGCTACCTTGGGAGCCGTCCGAGCACCTGATGGAGAATGTGGAGTACGCGAACTCGCAGCTCAACGAGATCATGCGCAAGTACAAGGAGAACGAGGCCAATCGCGAGCTGTTCTTCGCGGAGGAGCGCGAGAACTCGATCAAGGCGCAGAAGGAGGAGAACGCCAAGCGCCGCGCGGAGCAGAATCAGTTGCAGGATCTGGCAAAGCCCGTGCACCCGGCGGAGGGTGCCATGCGCGACTAACTTATTGTCCCTTCTTCACCCACACATTGGGTCCCTTGCGGTTATTGAGTGCATCGGGGTTGTAATCGTTGGCCGCCAACATCGTGGACATAAAAGGTTTGTTGTCCGCCCACAGAGAATCGGCGCACATATGAAACTGTGGATGATCGGACGCCTTGTACCAGAACACCTGATCTTCAAGCTTGTTGGAGGATGAGGAGTTGCAGATGACAAGACAGTGGAAATCTTCGGTACACTGGTCCATGAACTGGCAGAACATCTCGAAGGTGGGAAACATACCCGCGTAATTTTCGTAGATACGACGGCGATTACCCAGAATGTTTTCACGGAGAATAAAGACGAAATCGACGTTGGTGCGGAGATTGGGAGTAATACCAAGAGGGTACTGCATGGTAATCATAGTGGATAAATCGACGTGGCGACCGTTCATGAAGACGTAGCGGGTAGACTCTTCCTTGATCCATGACGAGTCATAGAGACAGTCGTCGAGAATCAAGAACGCGCGAGGATCGACGTTGGACGAGGTAGAATTTCCGCGCTGTTGTTTGAGAGCGAGTTGACGACGAATGACGTTCATGATAATTTCAGGTTTGTACTTGTCATGAATGAGTTTGGAAGGGATCATGTCTTGGAAAAAGCGGTTGGCGACCTCTGTTCCCGAGATCACAGTTCCGATAGGGAATGCGTCCTGATTGTGAAAAAGGATATCGCGTACCAAGAACGACTTACCCGTATCTTTCTTCCCGATAATCACAATCATAGGAGACTTATGTGAATCGGGCGCACATCTAGATTTTATGGTCTCCATATTAAACTTTTTGATCGTGAAGTTCATTAGTATTTTCACACGAGTAAAATAATGGGGAAAAATACACATGCTTACACCGTTCACTCGATTCACTTATCGCTAAACGACGCCGTACGGGTCACGGGAAACATTGCGATGTTTTCCATTGTCTATACGGTTGCGGGAGCCCTGCTGTCCTATGTTCTCTACTACCTCTTTGATGTTTATGATGACAAAAACAAGGAGTGGGAAGGAAAGGGACTCACGTACCAAATATTTGATGTGGGAGTCGAAGTGAGTATTATCGCCGTTGTGGCGTTCTGGCTTGTGTATTTTATGAACACATCAGCCCCTATTATTCCGGTTCGAAAGGGCCTTGAAGATTTTGTAGATTCGTACACTGCCGGTCTTTTCTTCATATTCGCCATCTTCATTTTCTTAGGAGATCTCAGCAACAAGCTAAAATACATATTCGACCACTACTTGGGTTCGCATTTTGACCATTTGTTCCCGGCGGAAGGATCCCTGTTGGACGGTACGCTGCGGTATAGTGACAAGCAAAAAGCAGGGATGTAAACATAATGCCCAAACCTGTATCGGATCTACGGACAACCAACATCCCTTTGGATGTCCATAAGTATTCGAACATTCACGGGCTGCAGGAGCAGGCGCAGAAGCACTGGGGTCTTCGCCGCCTCCAGCCTTTCTTTCCTTCGATCGAAAAACTATTTAAACTCGATGTCCGTCTTCCCCACCAGTATGGAATCAAAACCACTACGCCCATCCAGACTATTACGGGAGAGTCATCAGTATATACGTCCGGGAAAGAGACGCCCGTTCACCTGAAAAAGACGATGCTGTATTCTGCCTACCGCGTGATGCATGGGGAGTATGCGGGAACGGGGCTGCCAAACACGGAAGAAGTTGCCGCTGAACCGCTGCGTATCCAGTCTCCGTACAATGCTGCATATGTAGGATCTCTGGCCTCCCTTATACTATCGGAGTCGGAGTGCGCTCACTTTCCCCGGGTATACGGAGTGTTTTCGGGGGTAGCCGAGCGGCATGTTCTCGATATTTCCGACGATTATGAGGACCTGTGCGATCGTCCGTGGTTCTCACAGAATATCGGCCACTTTTTTGAGCTTCGTTTAAAGAAACCCGAAGTTCCCGTTCTCCAGTTTGCTGATGTTCCCACCGACGATATTGATCTAGGCGCTACCGAACTTGAACCCATTACTACCGATATTCCTCCGATCATTCCGACAACGTACACTGATATTGAATCGGCGGAAGATGCCGAGATGGAGGATGGCGACGAGAGTACCGACAGTTGTTCGACGGATTATATTTTCAAGATCCGGTCCTGCTCCGATTCGTCTAGTTCGGATGATGATGATGATGACAGCGATGGCGATGACGATGAGGAGGAGAATGAAGTCAGGGGAAGTGGAGAATTTTCGGAGCCGGAAGAGGAGGAAGAGTTCGCGCACGCGATTTTCAAGGATGCTCCTATCCAAGTTACCGTCATGGAAAAATGTGAGGGAACGTTCTACAAACTATTCAAGGAGAACTCCGAGATCGAGAAGCGATGTGCGTGGTTGGCCCAAGTGATTTTTGCTCTAGCGTACGCCCAGCGCACCTTCGGATTCGTTCACAACGACCTGCATCTCATGAACGTGATGTACGTCCCCACCGACAGGGAGTATTTCTACTATGCGATTGGTGGAAAGACGTACCGTGTCCCAACGTACGGAAAGCTTGTAAAAATTATTGATTTCGACCGTGCTACCTTTTCCGTCAAGCTCCCGAAAATGAAAGAGTCCAAGTTCTTTATGTCCGACCAGTTCCATCAGGAGGAGGAGGCGGGAGGACAGTACAATATTTCCCCATTCTACAATTCAAAATACCCCGAAGTGAAACCTAATCCATCGTTTGACCTCGTACGTCTGGCGACCTCTATGTTCTGGGACTGTTTCCCGAGTGGCCCTGACGACTCGTACTCTTCCAATCCTATTTTCAGGATGTTCATGTCGTGGCTCACACTTCCTGACGGAAAGTCGATTCTATTCAAGGACCTCGAGAACGGAGATTTCTCAGAGCGGTATCGGGGGTTCCAGCTGTACAAGGCTATTGCACGATACTGTAGGGATACGGCGGTTCCTCGGAAACAGATAGAGAAGTTTGGTACTCCCTATCTCTTTGAGGGTAAACCACCCACCGGTGAGTCAATCTTGTTTATTGAACCTTAAATTCAGGCCTTCGGCTCCTTCGGCTCCTTCGGCTCCTTCGGCTCCTCCGCCACAGCATCCTTCTTCTTCTTCGTATCCATTCCCTCGCGGCCTAGGTACGACTCGGCGGTGCGACGAGTGAGGTTGAGGATCAGGGCAAAGAGGGCGGCGTGGACAGCCAGCGTCACCGTCTTGGATCCACCGGGAGGCAGGCGCACAAGGACGCCGGGCACTAGGGCGTAAAACAGGGCGGCAGTGAACGCGAGCATTAGCCAGTTCATTCTATTGATTTATATTCTACGCAGAAGTAGTTTTAATTCATCAAAAACTGGGTTTTCCGACAAACATATCCTGAACGGCAGAAGAAGCTGTTGCGACCGTGGACGTAACCACTGTCTCAACATCTCCGCCGACCGCGTACAACAGTCCACCCGCACCCGCACCCGATAGCAGCCCGATCTTGGCGGCGTCCATCCACTCTACCTGCTTCTTCTTGGTGTACCGCTCCACAATGTATACCAAGACTCCAGCCACCGCGACGACAACAATCATAATCAGTAGATTGGTGTCGAGCATTCTCTATCTATTTGATACTTTCAAGTGGGTTTGTTTACAACTTTAGAACGAGCCCCTCCCCCTCTTCGGGGACTAGGTTGACCGCATCCGCATCCTCCTCCTTCTTCTCGGGCTTCTTCTCCTCGTCGTCGTCCACTGCACCAAGATCTAGCTCAAGAGTTTCATCCGAAAGCTTGAGCGTCGGGTGCTCGTCGTCCGTCTCCTCATCCAGATCCTCGCCATCGCTCTCCTCCTCCTCAAACGCAACCTTCCTCTCTGGCTCGGCAGCGGGCGCGGGCGGGGGCGCAGGTGCAGGCGCAGCGTCTCCCTCCAACTCAATGCGGGTCTCGGTCGGCTGGATGGACGATGCAGAGGGCGGCAGGGGCTCCTGCACGGAAAAGTAGGTATTGACAATCGACTGCCACGGCAGGAACGAGTCGAGGACTGTATCGAAGGCCGAATCGAGGATCTCGTCGATCTGCTTACGATTGCGCGCCTGCTGCTCCGTCGGGACACCGATGGTGCGGAACAGGTAAGCGTGCTCCCATGACCGGCGGGCGACCTCCTTGTAATACTCGTGCAGGAAGCGGGGCAGAGGCGGGCGCTCGAACTCAACCTCGACACTATCCTGGGTCGAACGGTACTGAACCGCCGCAAACGCACGGAGATACGAGAGGAGGACACCGGTGAGCAGCTCCTCGAGATACGAACACTTCGACGCTGCTACAATACGCTTGACCTCTGCCTGCAGAACCTCGTCCGTCCATACGGGAATACGGGTGAGGAGATTCTGGAAGGTCTTGAGAACCTGGTCGATCTGGTCGTTCTTCTCACAGATGGTCTTGGCGTTCTCGTAGACGCTCCAGATCCCGTCAGAGACGTGGGGAAGAACCATCATCGAAAAACGGTTGCGAATATGGCGCTTGGCGAACTGTGCTTCGTCCTTGAGCGACATTTGTATTCTCAATCCAGATGTTTACAGATACAATGAACGCCAATGTTCGGGCATCGCCATATTGAAGTCGGTGAGCAGCGTCTCTACCTGCTTCTTATCCAACTTCATCGGGAACGATACGGGAATGTAGAACTTGTAAGCCTTCGCTGCCGCCTCGTCGGAGATGCGAATGAGGTTCACGCGGGATACGACAGATTCCACCACGCGAATGAGATTGCGCATACCCTCTTCGCCGTCCGAATACTCCTTAATGATGTACTCCGCCGCCTCTTCGGTTGCCGACAGGTCTCCGGTCGCAATCCCAGCATGCTTCAGGATATCGGGCCAGATATAGTTCGCGACAATGACCTTCTTCTCGGACTCCTTGTACCCCGGAACCGTAATCACCCGCATACGGTCCTTGAGTACCGGGTGAACCTTCGACTCGTCGTTGAAGGAGAAGACGAACAGGCACTGGGACAGATCGAAATCAATGCCTGCAAAGTAGCGGTCGTGATACTGCGAGTTCTGGGACCGATCTGTGAGATGAATCAGCATGGACGTAATCTCTTCGCCATGCGGGGTTCCCGAAACCTTGTCCAGCTCGTCAAAGTAGAGAACAGGGTTCATGCATCCAGCCTGAATAATGGAGTCAACGATGCGGCCCCACATAGATCCCTCGTACGTATACGAATGGCCGACATAATGCGCCACATCCGATGCACCGCCCAACGAGAAGAACATGAACGGACGCTGGAGAACGCCGGCAATTCCGTTGCGGGCGAACGAGGTCTTACCAACACCCGCCGACCCGCGCATGGCAATCACATTACCGACCGAGTCAGGGTTGGAAATCCACTGGGCCAGAACCTGCATGATCTGGGTCTTGGCAGACGTCATGCCGTACGTCGCCTTCTCCATCTTCGAGCGTGCCTCATTCAGGAACGTCGAACACTTGTCGGGACCGTCCTTGATGGTGACAGGCAGGGAAATCTGCTTGCCGAACGGGACTCGTAGAATACCGTCTACCCAATTGCGAAGCTTCTGAGCCTCGCCGCTATCAGAACCCATACGGGTCATCGTATCAATTTTACGGATAATCTCACTTTGGATCTTGGGCGTAGTATTCATCTCAAGAACCCTGAACTTATACGGAATATCGGAATCGTTAATGAGTTTGGAAATTGTCGTCATCTTCTTGGTAACATCCTTGCGCCGCGTCTTGGTGAGATCTTCAAAGTATTCCCGCTCCTTGCGCGAGAGCTTCAGGGGAATATCCGCCTCTTCTTTCTTTGCCTTCTTGTTTCCCCGTTCCTCTTCGTCTCCCTGAATAATGAGAACGGGCTGACGACCGGGACCGCCGGGTCCAAGACGACGACCAAGAACGTGCTGGAGAAAGGATAGGGGGATACCGTCATCATCATCATCTTCCTCCTCCTCTCCCTCTTCATCGAACCCGTCTCCGTCCTCGTCATCATCCTCATCGTCGTCATCCTCGTCCTCGTCATAATCCTCCTCATCATCCTCATCTACACGCGCATGGAGATGGATCTTGACGGATACAGGCATTCCGGACGGAACCGTGATTCCGTGAACTGAACGCGACGGCTCCTCCTCCTTCACCTTCACCTTCTCCTTCTCCTTCTTTTCGACAGCCACATACACGACTTCCTCTTTCTCCTCGCCGTTATACGACGAATCATCCTCAGACTTGTAGTCGTCAAACAGGGTATCGTCGTCAACCCAACGCACGCTCTCTTCCTTGTTGGACTTCTTATCGTTGCTGCGGAGATTGTACTTCTTGTTCTTTGGGGATTTCTTGTTATTATCAGACGACGGGGGCGGCGCCGCCTCTCCGCTCTTGGTTCTACGACGCTGGGTCAGACGCTTAGTATCCGACATCTTACTTCTTGGTAGTAAAAAAGAAAGTTAAGTTCTAATCCATTTTGTCCGATATAGTATAATGGACAAGGATCTGGTCGAAGAGGCCGAGAATCGTATACATTACGACGACGCACACAACCCCCGAATCCAAAAAATCATTCAGATAGTTCGCGAGTTTATTGAGAAGCGGCGCGTCCTATGTTACGGGGGAACTGCGATCAACAATCTTCTGCCAAAAGAAGATCAGTTCTATGATCCGAACTTCGATGTTCCCGACTACGATTTCTACAGCGAACAGCCGCAGGTTCACGCGATGGAGTTGGCGGATATCTTTTACGCTCGGGGATTCCAGAACATTGAAGTCAAGCCCGGCGCGCACTTGATGACGTTCAAGGTGTTTGTCGAGTTTACCGGCATTGCCGATATCACGTACCTTGACCCCGCGATCTTCAAACGTCTATGGAAAGAGGATGTTGTCAAGGAGAAGATTCATTACGTGTCCCCCAACTTTCTTCGAATGTCAATGTACCTCGAACTCTCCCGTCCACGCGGGGAAGTGTCCCGGTGGCAGAAAGTGTACGGCCGCCTAATGCGTCTGAACAAACACTATCCGGTCGGATGCGGCGAACATACAAAGAAGGAGGTTACGACCATTACGGAAGGTGAGCGGCAGAGCGTTGAACGTATTCTTCAGACGAAGCCAGTCATTCTACTTGGTCTTCATGCCGCCAATCTTCATTCACACAAGGTCTCGAACGTCTGGGAAGTTCCTATCGATATTTTAGCAACTCCCGAAATCTACGATTCTACGGTAAAGGCGTTCACGGAAGCGTTTGCGTCACATCAGGCAAGTCCTCACGCCCATCCCGCCTACGCCGAATTGCTTCCGGAACATACGGATATCGAGGGAAAGAACGGGTTCATCTACTGCCGCATTTTCAAGACCACCGCATGCAGTAGCTTTCACCAGCTGCGCAGTGGAATGAAGGTTGCGTCAATTCCCACGCTTCTCCAATTCTTCTTTGCGTTCGTCTACGCCGACGCCCATTTCATCGAAGGATACGACCAGAATCGTATTATTTGTATTTGCCAACGTTTGATGGACTTGGCGGCGTCCACGAAACGGCGGTATAAACTCCTGACCCCTCTCGACTGTTTGGGACATCAGGAAACGCTGACGGAAATAAAGAGTCATACCAGCGAACTGCGCGAATCTACTCCGAAAAAGTCGGACGAGTTTCTAAAGCTGTTTTTCACGTACAAGCCAGGTCAGTTGAATAAGACGCAGAAAGCGAAGGTTCGTGACACGCTCAAGAAGACCATGAAGACTCTGCCCGTCAAGAATGATTTAGTAACGGATAAGACTGAGTGAAGCTCGTAAAGTACTGTACGGTGCGTACGATAAGTTCACACAAGGGGTGCATGACCCCATGTATCCAGCACGAGGAGTTAAAGCATTGGATGGACCCACTGACATCGGCGTATACCCCATCGCCAGAAGATCGCTCTGGGGGATTCCTCCGATTGGGTCAATATTCTTTCCGAGAGTTGCGGAGCCCACCGTGTAATTCCGCTTGATTCCCTCGCGCTTAAGCATTGCTGTCACATCTGACGCATCCCTTAGCTGATTCACAAAGTTCGCGTTTGAGTCCTTTCCGGTTCCGTACGCAATAGGACACGTCGACATCTTATCTTTATTGATTCATAAGAATAAAGATAAGATAGGATGAAACAAAACGCTTATCTCATTCTTAGTTTTGTCGCACTTGCCATTGTTCTTTTAATTCTGCTTTCTCAGTCTGGACGCGAAGGGTACAAGACTGGACGCACACCTCCGCTTGATCCAAACGTCAGTATGAAACAGGTGAATGCGGGCGTTTCGAAACTGGGACGTAACGGGTATATTCAGAACATGAGTGGTCGCATTGGCGCTCTCGAGCAGAAGTATCCAGACGTATCGGAGGAGGAGGAGTAGGATTAATCCAAGTGTATAGATAATATACCAATATGAAGGCGCAGCAGTACCTTCCAATTGTATTTATAGGTCTTGCCATTGCAGTGTTGATTGTAATTACCAATCAACAGCGCGAAGGGTTTGGGTTTGGACCAAAGGGACCGATTGATCCGTGTGCGCTCCAGTTGTCTGGACTGAACCAGCGTGTGACAAATCTCGAGAACCGTTCCAACGACGCTCAAGACAATACAAATACGGGAATCGGTCAGATTCAGATGGTCACGAAGTCGTAACAAACCGTATGATTTCCTTTTCGATCTCATCGCTGTATTGAATAGGGTTGTCGAAGTGGCTGGTATTAAGAATCATTCTCTCAAGCGAATGTATACGCGAGGCAGTTCCAAACATCAACGGCCAACTATTATCGGTATTTGAAATAACAAACATTTTTGCAGCCCTGTTCATAAAAATTATATTTGTCGTTGCCGCTCCCTCGAGCATGACAAAATGAGAGCATTTCATGAATAACTTCACCTGTTCTTCACCAGACATTGCACTAAAATCATAAACAATCCTGTCAAAATACTTATCGATTTGCCCCTTGTATCCTACCATTTTTTTAGTGACTGCGTCATCTCTAAAGTACAGAACCTTGTACGGCAGGGTAAACACAACATCGGGATAGGTACTATCTGCTATACGCTTTACCAGTTCTAACACGTATTGCCAATTAGGAGTTTTTGTGAGGTTTGCATCGCCGTGAGGATACAGCTGATGATCGTCAAAATCTGCATACGTTACTGGAATATTTAGTTTATCAGCACACATCAGGGTTGCTTTCAGTTCCCAAGAAAGTAAGTTCTTATCTAAAATCCAATGTATATTGTTGTTATGCAGGTAAGCACACAACGCATAAAATAAACGTTCGTGAAAAAAATGAGCTATGTTTGAGTGCATGACAACAGAGAACGTATCGGGGGATTCCTTCATTTGTCTACTTGTTATCACGATACGGTTTCCCTTAAAGTGCATTTTTTTATATAATATGCATACTTAGTTTATTACTGGTGTTTCGAGACCCACCATCCCGAGCTGAGGAAGTTGGGGTAGTATGGCATCGAATTTGGACTCTGAGTAGGCTGGGTATTCGCCAGTCCATGTACCTGAGAAGAGGTGAGTTCATAATTAAAGTAAATGAGGCTTCCGATCTGTCCGTTCCATCCGCCGTTTCCGGCAATAAACACGGGCTGAGAGTTCTGCATCGGTAGGGCGTGGAGAGTTGTGTGCGAGTAGATCTGACCGTTGACGTAAACATCAAACGAACGCTGATTCACACAGATCGCTAGGTGAATCAGTTTATTCGCGGGCATGTTAGAAATCACGACACGTGCGGGACGGCCCTTCTCGTACGTATCCTGTTCCACTATAAGTTCATTGCGACCGCTGTTCAAGGAGACAGAGGGAGACTTCTGTGTTCCGGAAACATCACCCTTTGTGAAGATAATGGGGTTCTGGCTAGGCGGGGCATAATCGTTGACCTGAATCCATCCGGCATACGAGTATTCCAGTCCCTCCCGCTCGTTGAGGGAGAGGGGAATAGCCGCATCGATTTCCGTATAATTCTGTCCGTTCTGAAGAGGTCCGACAATCAGAATCTGTGTCTGTACCGGCTTGATACCGACCGCACCTCCTGTACCGGTTCCGTAAAAATACTGATAGAGAACGAGAATCACGATTCCGATGACAATGAGTGTCATCAATGACAACAAGATGGTCCGAATCTCCATTATTATCTTAGAACGTGTATTTGTTTATCTCCTGTCCGGCAGTGTCGACCACCGAGAGCTTCACGTTGTATCCTCCACTGGGCATTGATGCAACGGCGGCAGCTGTTGCAGATAAGGCAGCGGCAGGCGGGCCAGCAGCAAAGAATGCCATCGCATCTGCGGGTGTTAAGGCGCGGCCGTATGCGTAGAGTCCTGCGAGGTTTCCGGAGTATCCGCCATTACCCATGAGAACAAGGTCGCCCGATGCGGTAATCGGTACACCAGGTAGCAGGCAGGAGCGGACAAGGAGGCCGTCCTGGTAAATATCGACGTTGCGGCCGTTGACGGAGACGCTCACCGAGAACCATGTCTGAAGGGGGATGTTCGGGACCTTGCAGGTGAACTTGTCATCGACTGCGCTGCCGTCCGATCCAACGGGGGCTGGGACGGTGCTTCCCGACGCACCTGACGCCCCTGACATGACGTTGACGTGGACACAGAGGGCGTTGTCAACGGAATCAAGGTATACGTAAGGATTGGCAGCACCGGTAGAACCAAGAACTAGAATACTCTTCTGCTGTCCGAACTTGTAGTTCCAGTCCTGAACGTACATCCACCACTGCATTCCGTAATTCGCACCGCTCGTTCCGGCAGTCACGGGGAGAGACGAACCGGGAACCACAAGTCCGTTGCCCGAGTTCGCCGTCGTCGGGTTCACTCCCGTAGCGGGAACAAGGTTTCCAGTCGACGAGCCGCCAGTGACGCCCGAGTAAATAAAGTAGATACCGTAGGTGAGTAGCGCCACGCCCGCCACCGTGATCGCAAACCAAGTAAGGCGCGTTGTAAAGGGGTCCTGGGAACGAAAAAAGTAGTAGTATCCAAGTCCAATCGTCGCAATACCAAAGACAATTGTGCTAATGACGAATCCGTTGTCCATGACTGTTATACCGTATCCACCAACGGGACCAGTTGAAGGTGCAACAACTGTCGGGCTTGCCGCACGCGGCGGGGCAGTGGGAGTGGCAGCCGGCGTACTTGCGGTTGACGTACTGCTCATATTCTTATTATTGATAGAAGAGGTAAAAACGGAAGAGGAATACTCTAGTAGAAACGTAGAGTAACTGAATGTCTATCCCCACAATCTTCTGTAATAACTGCGGTCAACGCGGACACACCTTTCGCGAATGTAAAGAACCGATCCTTTCGTGCGGGATTCTTCTCTTACGAAACTTACGTTCTCCGAACAAGCCTTCGTCGCTGCCAATACCTCCAAACCAACTAGAGATTCTGATGGTTCGACGAAAGGATAGTATGTCCTACACAGACTTCGTACGCGGAAAGTTCGATCCTGAGAACACTCCCTACGTTCGCACCCTCCTGGAACACATGACCCAATCGGAAATCAATCGCATGAGAACGGAAACGTTTGAAACGATGTGGTCTCGACTATGGAACCATTCTGACCGACACGACCACGAAATGCGAGCAGCCAAAGATAAGTTCGATGCCGTAAAGCCCGTCGTGGAAGCAGTGATGTCGATCTACACGGAACCCGAATGGGGATTCCCGAAAGGTCGCCGCCTCAAGTGCGAGAGCGATCAGGGGTGTGCGGAGCGTGAGTTCTTCGAGGAGACGAATATTCCACGATCGGCGTATACGGTGGTTTCGGGATTGCAATTGGAGGAAACGTTTCACGGGACAAACAAGATTCTCTACCGCCACAAGTATTTCGTGGCGGTTCTGACCGATCCCGAGTCGATTGATATTCATCAGAGGTTCACGACGATGCAGAAGCGCGAAATCTCCGCGATCGGGTGGAAGACGCTGAGCGATTGTATGGGTCTGACTAGGCCGCAGTATACCCAGCGACGCCAACTCCTGAACGATCTCTTGGCTCTTGCGGAAACCGTCGAAGTTCGTCTTCCCAAAGATTAATAAGGAGACAGGACATGGCTATTTTTGCTATTGAGACACCACGCGAAATCATGATCGTAGGAGGACTGGGGTGTGCGATCTATGCATTTTTCTTCCTGCTTGGATTCGGGTTTTCGTCCGCCTCGACGTTTTATGATTGCGAGAAAATTGATCCGTCCGCCAATGCGGTTCACGGAGCCATTTGGGCCATTTATCCAACCCTCGCATGGTTTATTATTCGCGTCTTCGAGGGCGTGCGGCAGTACTTCGATCGGTTCTACATGATGTTCGACCCCAATCCAGTAAATGCCGGATGGGTGTCGGTAGGATACGTGATTTCGCTCGGATGCATTGCGGGAATCTACGGTTTATCCTACAACTCCAACAAGGCGGTCTGTATAGCCAGCATTGATGAGGTTGCGAGGTTCAAGCAGGAAATGTTGGACCAGCAGGTCGCGCACGACCAAAAGATCAAGGCAGCTCAGGAATCAACACCAGCCGTTACGGTTGTATCCAAAAGTGAACGATCAGATAAGAAGCAATCGCCAGCAAGATAATCCACCACCATAGGGGAAACACGGTAGCTCCCCGCCGTCCCGTACCAAACTCGCGTACTTTAGCCCCCTCAAAGACGAGAGCGGGGCGGAAATAGAGAAGGGCTGAGACCAGGAAGAGGTAGATCGTAACCATCCAGACACGAGGGTCACTGTCTAAATTCATTGTATGAAGATCGTATTTTATTTACGTTCTCCATACAATGGCGTTCGTTCTGCCTAATCGCAAGGCATTTGCGGACTACATAGCTAGAATTTACTTGAAATACCGTAATGACCCGTCAGCGGACGATGAGGGTGTGGATCTCTGTCTCCAGCAAACCTCGTCCAAAACTACCCGCGAACTCCTCCCTTACCAGAAACTTGTGCGCGACTACCTCCTACTAGAAAGCCCGTATCGCGGTCTCCTCGTCTACCACGGTCTTGGATCGGGAAAGACATGTTCGGCTATCGGCGTCGCCGAATCCCTCCTATCCACCAAGAAAGTGTTTATCCTGCTCCCTGCATCCCTCCAAAGCAATTTTCGGCAGGAGATTCGCAAGTGCGGAGATCCCATTTATACCCAAAACAATTTCTGGGAGGTCAGGACTCTGCGTACCGAAGCGGATAAACAGCCGGGTCTGGCTATGGGTATTTCCGACGAGTTCCTGAAATCGCAGGGACGGTACTTTGTCACGGTTCCCAATCAGGCCTCGAACTACAATACTCTACCTCTCGATACCCGCAAAGGTATTGACGCTCAGATCGAAGACCTCATCAGTTCTCGCTACAATTTCATCAACTACAACGGTCTCAACGGCGAGAGCGTGAAACTCCTGATACCCGAAGACGATCCTAAAGAGTCCAAGACGTTCGATAACAGTGTGGTGATTATTGATGAAGCGCATAACCTAATTTCCCGTGCGATCAACAAGTCGGATATTGGTCGGCGGATCTACGATGCCATCTACTATGCCAAAGATTGTAAGGTGGTGGCTCTCTCCGGAACTCCCCTCATCAACCGCCCTAACGAAATCGCCTTTCTTCTCAATCTCCTGCGTGGACCCATCGAGCGTCTAGTGATTCCTGTCAAGGAGATGCCGACGTGGGACGAGGCCGGAATGAAGAAGTATTTCAAGGCAATTCCGGAAGTGGATACCGTTGAATTCAACAGCGTGAAGCGGGTTATCATGGTGACACGCAATCCCTCGCACTTCAAATCTATCTATAACGAGGCAGGGGACCGTATTGCCGTGAAGTACGACGAGAGTCTGAGTTTCAAGACACCGGGAGATTGGGTGGAAGGTCTTCGCAAGTCGTTTGCGGATAAGTTCCCCGGAGGAGTTCTGTCTCCTCGTGAATATATTCAGAAAGAGGCGCTCGAATGCCTGCCTACGGATTTTGCCGAATTTGTGAATACGTTTATTGACGGACTCGATGTCAAGAACGCCATTCTCTTCCAGAAACGCGTACAGGGTCTAGTGTCCTACTACAAGGGGTCCGATGAACGCATGCTTCCCAAACGTACGGACGACGACAAGATGCTCGAGAAAATCGAGATGTCCGACGAACAGTTCAATCGATACCTCGAGATACGCCACAAGGAAATCCAGATGGATTCGCGCAAGTCCGCGAAAGGTCCCAGTTCTCTCAACGAGGATTTTTCTACCTATCGCGTGATGTCCCGTCTTGTCTGCAATTACGCGGTTCCCTCCGATCTGCGCGGATCCTCCGAAGAGGGGAACGAGAATACTGCCGACGAGGATAAGGCAGCCGTTCTCGAAAAGTTGCGTGAGAACCCTGATCGGTTCTTGCGGGATGAAGGACTGAAGTCCTATTCTCCCAAGATGCAGAAAATGCTGGCAAACATCAAGGAAACGGGATTCGTGAACCAGCTCATTTACTCCAACTACCGCAAGTTAGAAGGTCTCGGAATCATCTCTGCAATCTTGGATGCTAACGGGTACCAGCCGTACCGTATCGTGAAAGTCGATGGAAAGTATGTTGAGGATCCCACCCTAGACCCCAAGAAGCCCGCATACGCGTTCTATACAGGCGAAGAGAAGAAGGAGATCAAGGAGATCATGCTCCAGGTGTTCAACGAAGATTGGCGGACCCTCCAGTCTGTTTATCCTGAACACGTACAGTCCATGAAAGAGAGTATTCTGAAACGTGGAGGCGAGAAACTCCTGTCTATCCTGATGATTACGGCATCGGGCGCGGAAGGTATTAACTTGAAGAACGTGCGTCGTATCCACATTTCCGAACCGCACTGGAATCCCGCACGTACTGACCAAGTCATGGGTCGCGGCATTCGTCTCTGCTCTCACGCCACTCGTCAAGTTCTGGGAGCAGGCGGAGCCGTTACGGTGGAAACTGTTCCCGTCGAAGATCGTACGATCCGCATTTCATACTACCTCTCGGTGTTCTCTGAAGCACAGGCGAAATCGTCAACGGGATTCAATATCGTCTCTACCCGTCGCGCGGACACGGCCCCCAAGAAGTACGATATGAAAGAATCCGGTCGCGCACCCGAAGCATTCATGACGTCGGATGAGTTCCTCTACGAGATCTCGTACGAGAAGGAGCGCATTACCTCAGGAATTACGCGGCTCATCAAACAGGCGGCAGTGGACTGCGAGATTCATCGCAAACTTCACGGGCGCGAGAAACCTCTTCTACAGTGTCTGCGCTTCGACAGTACGGTCAAGGGCGAAGATCTGGCGTCGAACCCCGATATCAAGAGCGACGAGCGCGATGCATCGTATCTTCGCAATATGATGAAGCGGTCAAGGCGGCTTCAGCGCATCAAGGTGAAGGAGTTCGTGTTCCTGTACGACCCAGAGACCCACGAAGTCTTTGATAATTCGGCCTTTGCAGACAATGAACGTCTCCTGAAACTCGGCCTGCTGAAAACCAACAAGATAGAATTCTTTACATATGAATAATGGCTCGCGACACCACGAGGAGCAAGAAACCTCGCACATATCGTAATCGTCGTCGTCAGGATCCACCCACTGTAGGCGGTGATAAGATGGATTATGAAGGCATTATCAAAGCGCACAAACTCAAACAGGTCATTGTCAACCCCAAGAGTAAGTTCGTTGTCTGCACGTACTGGTGGGGTCGTGGAAACGCAAATAAGAACTATCTCCGCTTCGGCGACGATACAACCACCAAAGCGATTGCCGATGGAAAGCGAGTGAATTATGCGTGTACGGGCGAGATTATCGAGCAGACCAAAGAGGAACTGATTGAAGAAATGCGCGAAGAGGAGGAGGAGGAACAGGCGATCGAGAAAGCGATTGCCGATGGAATGTTCGATGAACCGAAAGAGTTCTATGAGATTTCTAAGGAACGGCGTATCGCAATTCTCAAGAAGTATCCCCTGAAGTACAACGGAAAAAGGGTTCGGGAGATTCTTGCCAGGCCAGAGATTCAGAAGAAGATTGGAGAACTCACGAAGGCGAGGACGGAGAAGCTGGCGGCCGACGGACATGTCAAGCACGAAGCCACAAAGTTTGAGGATATGATTGAGACCTGGAAGAAGATGTGTGAGTCGATTGGGTGCAACTATATTGTCGAAGAGTACCCCGAGTTTGCGTTTCCTGGAAAGTACCAGCTTGCTATCAACCTGAAACCCCTCTTTATCAAGGAAGCCCTCATGACCGCCGGGCTGCAGGGGCGGGGAGTTCTCTACATTGACGGCGACATGACGATCAAGCGCTACCCCGATATCTTTGATATGCCGTGTGTTGATTTCATGGCGCGCGGATGGAACATTGATCCGCGCGGAAGCATGAACTATCTCCGAGACGATGTATGCTTTGATCCCTATATTTTCGAGACATCGGGAGGCACGATGTTCTTTGCTCCGACTCGTCAAGCAGTCCTGCTCCTGAAAGAGTGGGCGCGAGTATCTGCCCTCCCCGAGATGGAGGGTAAGGCCGACGACCGTATTCTCTCGATGGTGTTTACGACCGGACGAGAACACGCCTCCATTTCATCCATCCAGCTTCCCATCGAGTACCTGTGGCTCAATGACGGATACGATTTCCAGAAGCCGGAGGATATTATTCAGGACCGCATCTATATCGAACATCCCGCGTGCTTAACCGCCGAAGAAACTGCCCGCGATCAGGGTGCTTCGTCTTCGCGCGAACCCCCGAATTACGATCAGGTTATTTATGACCCCATTGATTGTGCGGCGGCAGGTGGCGTGTTTTACGAGTACATCTTCTTTACGGAGCGCCGATTCGTAGAGTCGTTTGAACCCTATCTTGCTTATCTCCGGAAGGCCAAGACCAACAAGGGAGACCCCTTTTACAAAGTGGTGGATTTTGATCTGAAGTACGGAGCCTTCAACCAGATTGCGTATAAGAATATGGAAAAGTCCAATGCCATTAAGGATCTACCTGAAAAGGGGAAGCTGGCACTCCTGCCTCAGGATGCAAGTATTCCACTCATTTTGGCCCATATGAAGAATGACAGCGATATAGTGATCGGTCCCTTTGTTGGAAAGTTCTCCACCATCTACGATATCATTGCCGAGAACGTGGGAACAGATCATACGGCCTATTACCAGCGCGATATCAAGATCGATGTAAAGAAGCCGATGTTTATTTCCGGATACAATCCGGTGGTGATGCACCTCCTCATGATGTGTGAGACACTGGAGGATATGAATAAGCATTTCCACCAGAGTTTCGTGTTTGCCACGCGTATACGTGCACTATGGACTAAAACGGATAACAAACCCCTCAAGAAATAGGTCAGCATCAACAGCATGACAACCTTCCTGAAGACTGTTGAGAATCCCCTCGAAATCCACTATCAGCAAATCGCCGCTGGACTCAATATTGCACCTCCCGTCTTTGAGACCAATAAGACAAGTTATATGGTGATGCTGGATCTGGACGAGATGTGCATTGCCGACAAGTACGGTTCAAACCCCAGCAATACGCCTGCTTGGATTTGGAAGCAGATACACTTTATTCTCGACACCCTCCTGAAGAAGGGTAACATCGAGTACATCGATATTACGCCGTACAACTTCATCGAGAAGGATGGAGTTGTATGGTGCATTGATTACGGACACGCATACCCTTATCGCGGCCAGATCCAGAACTGGTTCCTCAAAGATATGCTGGAGAAGAAGCTCAAGCGCTGGAACCCAGATTTCGTGTAATCACCGGTTCATCTAGTTTTTTAGTTTACTTGGCGATGACCGACTCCAGGAAATCGTCGCAGATCTTGGACCAGGGGCGCGTACGGGCCAGGGCGACACACGCTTCGGAGGTCTCGCGTCCGCACATCGCCAGCGCCTTCTCCATACCCTCCGCCACTGCCTCTGCCGTCGTGGTGTACTCCGTCAGACCCACGCCCGCCGTCATCTGGAGATACGAGTACGAGGTCGTAGGGAGCTGCACGCTCGTCTTGTCGTTCATGAACGCCTTGTAGCAATCTAGAGCCAAGACCACCTGCGGGGCGCCCGTCGCCATGTGCTCCAGCTGGCAGAGACCGAAGCCCTCGCCCGCCGACGTGTTAATACCCACATCGGCCACGTTGTAGAGCTGGTTGATCGCATCGTCGTTGAAGTACGCCTGCGGGGCCGTCGTATCCACAATCGTCACGCGTGTACCGTACTTCAGATTGTCGAGACCCAGCAGCTCCAGCTCGTTGAGGTAGATCTGGAGGGGCTGGTAGAATGCACCGCCCTCCGGCTTCACGCCCGTCACCAGCAGGAGGTGGTAAGGGGCATCGGGGAACTTCTTGAGGAGACGAGCAAACGCCATGATCGTGAGATCGAGACGCTTGCGCTGGGAGTTGCGGTTCATGTTGAGAAACACCTTGTCGCCTGCCTTGAGGTTCAGGTTCTTGCGAATGCCTGCACGCTCACCGTCCGACAGGGGCTTAAACACCAGCGAGTCAATGCCGTGCTCTAGAACATCGATCTTGATGTTGGGCGTCGTCAGGCGGGTCATGAGGTACTTCTTCCACTCCTCCGTGAAGCAGATGATCCGGTCGCTTGCATTCTCAATGTTGCGTAGCAGACCCATGTCTGCACCCTTGTAGACCTGATCGAGGTAGACCCACAGCTTCCACGACTTCGGGACATCCTTGACCTGCTGGATGAACTGGTTGATGACGATGGGGTCATTGTAGATCATGATGATGTCGGGATTGACCGTGTCGACATACTCCTTGAACTTGTTGAAGCCGAAGCCCTGCTCCTTCGGGTCCTCGTTAGCGGCCGCATCGTACTGAATAATGCCCGTGAGCGGACGGGCAGGAGATGGAAGACGCGCAGGGGTGCGCTGGAACCCGAAGTGAAAGATCTTGATGAGGGGCTGAAGCGTACCGAGCTGCTTCAGGAGATTGTATGACACCTTCGAATAGCCCGTCACCTGCTCGGTGTGCGTCGAAACCAGGAGGAAGCGGATAGGAGCCATTTGTATGTATCATTTTCTAACCTGTAAATATAATAGCATGTCATCGTACTACCCCACTGTTTCACTGGAGGGTGGACCTAAATTTCTGAGTCAGCAGGTACAGTTCAAAAGTGCGTCGGAAGTCACCGAGATGAAGAAGCGTGCGGCGGTAAACCAGTATTACCGGAATTATCCTCAGTCGCAGAAAGCGGCGTATGCGAGTACGTATACGACGTTTGCAGCGGGTGCAGACTACAACGTACAGAAGGGAGCTCGGGGAGTCTCGTGGAGCCCTACGTGCTGCACGAACACCAATGGATTCGTCCAGGCTAACAATACTACCATCTTCCCCAGTGGAGAGAAGAAGACGCCCAATATGAATGTTGCCTCCGATGCCTTCGTCAACAACCCTCAGTAAAAGGCCACGCCCGGAGCTTCCGAACTCTCCTTCATCTTAGGGATCTTCGTATACTGCGAAAAGCGGTCCATGAACGGAATGGGGGGAATCGGGTACAGTTCTGTAATCGAATTACTCTTTGTCATCGCCCGCGCAATCACCTTACGTGTCTGCGCCCCAATCCAGTCGTATCCGAAGCGAACGCTCATGTACGAGTGGATCAGAACCGCGATGACCAGAATGCCAATAAGGATATACGGAAGGTTCTTATACATTATTCATACTGTATAACATAATATGCCAGGAGGACTCGTCCAACTCACTGGGTTCGGCGCCCAGAACGTTTTTTTGAATGGCAATCCGTCGATGACGTATTTTACGAAGATGTATAAGCGTCACACGAACTTTGCGATGGAGCATTTTCATCTTCCTCCGACCAATGTAACCGATACCAACATCCCAATCTCGGGAACAAAAACCTTTCGGTTCAAGGTTCCTCGCTACGCCGACCTCCTACACGACTGTTATTTGTGTCTTGATATTCCAGATATCTGGTCTACACTCGTAGAAGTTGATCCTACGACGCATATCGCGAAAGAGTTTCAGTTTCAGTGGATTCGTAATCTGGGCTTTAATATCATTCAGCAGGCGTCGATCACCCTCAACGGAACACCCATTGTCACCATGACAGGAGAGTGGATGAAGATTGCCAGTTATCTCAAGCACGATGCTACCAAGCGGGCAATTATTGACAAGATGGTGGGAAATACACCAGACATGTACGACCCTGCAAACGCATCAGGACTGTTTAACCAGTACCCCAACGCGATCAACGTGGACGGAATCAATTTTCCTGCCCCATCTATCCGTGGTCGGCAGCTAACAATCCCCTTACCTTTCTGGTTCTGCGAAGATATCGGACAGTCTCTTCCACTTGTATCTCTCGTGCAGTCAGAAGTTGAAATTCATATCACATTCAACAATATTTATAGTCTGTTTACGATCATGAATCTAAACTTTAATCAGCCGTATGATCCTACGTACCTCACACGTATCGTAGGAAACCCTGCTGACCCTTTCCGCGGAATTCAGAACTTTCTGTCGTATCCTGATATCCAAGGAAACCCCACGAACTCCTCCCTCCAGACGTGGAACTTTAATCCGTATATTGAGGCTAATTATATTTTCCTAACTGATACCGAGCGTGCGCATATTGCAGCCTACGAGAAATCCTTCTTGGTGACCCAGGTACAGTACATGAGAAACGATAACCAGTACGGATACAACGATGTCCCGATCCCCATGTACAATTTGTGTACGCGTATAGTGTCCCTCTTCCAGCGCGAAGATCGTATTCAACTGAATGATTGGGATAATTACACGAACTGGAACGAAATTTACTACCCACCCGTAAACCCATCCATTCTTCCCTCAAATGTTTATTCCCCGATTCCACCAAGCCAGTTTTATTCTTCGGGTATTCAGTTGTCGAACAACATGAATTCACAGGACATTATGGTAGAAGGCACGGTTGTACTCGATGGTGCGGAGCGGGTCAATACGAAGAACGTAAACTTTTTCCGCCTGATTCAGAACTACAAGTTTTCTAAGGGTGATACGACTATGCTTCCCGGTATTAATCTATACTCGTTTGCCCTGGACCCCAATACGATTACCCAGCCTTCAGGAACACTCAATGGTTCTATGTTCAATCGCACGAACGTTCAGTATACTCTCCTAGTCCCGCCAACCCTGACAACAACCTTCAACGCGTCCGGACAACAGGTTCCAATTACCAGCCCCTCTGCGATTTGTATTATCAAAGAAACCGCATTCAATTCAGTACCAACACAGGTTCTACCTGGTGCAACGGTCTCACCTGGTCCAGGTATTCCTCCTCTCCTTCAGGCCGGACAGACTCTCACGATCATTCCTCCGAGTACAAACATAGCTCTTCAGTATGGCGCATACTCATCTATGATTTACATCGAGTCTTACAACTTCTTGAAAGTTACAAACGGCCAGGGTAATCTCGTGTTCTCTAAGTAATAATAATAATGAACACCGACGACCCGATCGCCGATGTTGCCCCCGAACAAGCACCGACGACACAGCAACCTACGGTGTCGTCCGCGAGTGGATATCTCGGTTATACGCTCCTCCTAATTCTCCTCCTCATTTACTCAAGGACGGGATGGTATGTGGTAGAAACCATCATATTCGAAAGTTTCCCAATTATCAAGCCCTACTCTACGCTGCTGATAACAATTTGGTTTATTCCTATTCTCGGTCTTCTTGCATCCGTGATTGTTCCTTCAATCGGAGGAACTGCAGTATGGGCAGCGGTCACGGGGGGATTTGCGATGGCTCCGATGGCTGCCGCATTTTATTACGTAATCGTCTTTGGGTTCCCTGCCGACGCTCTGGAATACGTTCCATCCTACTTTAAATCGGTGTAGCATCCTCGTCTGTTTCCTTCTTGAGAAGCGGTGTTGAAGCATCAAGGGTCAGCAGTTCGTCCATCGCCTGACGGGGGTTCTCAAAATTGCGGAAGAGAATCTGGTTCACTTCGGCGGGGCTCCACTTCTCATCGATCTCCGGATGAGACCACAATTCATGGTCTATGTCTGTAATATCATAGAACCCCTCCACCATTTCACGGAGAACGGCGCGCGAACACTTCTTGAAATGAATAATCATATCAATACGTCCTGGACGAATGAGAGCGCGATCAAACCGCTCGGGAAAGTTTGAGGTAAAGACCAAGATGCGACCACTTGATTCAAGGGTTCCATCTAGGAGATTCAGGAGGAAGGAAAGATCAATGGGGTCCTTGATAATATCATCATCCATCTCGGGCATAAAGGGATCTTTAGGAGCGGCAGCCGGCTCGGGCTTCTTCCACTCGCGCTTTAGAAGAACGTCACCCATCGCATCGGCGTCCTCGATAATGTAAAGGCGCTCAGAAATGGGGATGGTATACTTCTCCAGAACAGTGCCGTTAAAGACGTGAATATCATCACTGAAAAACAGATGACGGAGCTGGGTCTTCGTCTTGATTTCCGACAGCTGGATATTCACGGGGTGGCGGCGGGCAACGTTCGCAATAGCCTTAATTTCTGACGTCTTGCCCGTTCCCGGATCACCGTGAAACAGAAATCCCAGAGTATACGGAATACCCTTCTTCTCGTACCATGATCGCTTTTCTAGGAAAAAATTGACACGCTTCTTCACCACCGGCTGCTCTTCGAAATAGACGTTCTCAAACGTGCGGGTAGTGGAAAACTTGTGTTTGGTGTAGACCAGGAAATTGTTAGGCAGCGGATTCTGGTTTGAGCGCTTCTTCTTGCCCTCCACAATCTGGTCAAAGAAGTAGAGATCGTTCCCCAGCTTATTCAGCATCCGGCGCTCATAATCCTGGTTGCACGCATCGACGAACTTCTGCAGGGTCTGGATCGGGTGGTTGTACGAAATTAACTGGAACTTAATGTTCTTAATATTTCCATCGTCCACATCGACGTGCGTCAGACGGAAATAGATATCCTCATCCAGCCGGACCTCCTCGAACTCGTACGGGAGGTAATCGTGATTGGCGATAGAGAGGAGGCGCTTGGTGTTGGGGGAACAGGACACAAAGTGAATCACGGCGTCCATGCGGGTGAGGAAAGCAGGGGCGTTTCCCTTATTGTTCTGGGGCGGCGGCCCACGTTCACACTCGATGACAGCTGACGGTTCTCGGCCAGAATAAGCCGACTTGGAGGGTCCGCGATAAGACCATACCGACGGAGGGATACGTTCGTAGAGGGACAGTCCCAGCCAAGCCAGGAGAGGACGAAAACTGTTTCCGCTCGTCGTCATCACTTGGTAGAGCATTGACATCTTTAGAAGGTCTTGTAGAGATGCCATTGCTTGAATAGGATATTTTGGGGTTAGTCGTTTTAACGTCCAAGACACTTATCGAGCGTGGGAATGCCCTCGTGGACCGGCTTGGACCGCTTGAGACGGAGTTGCTGGGACGCCTTGTTGATCGTCTCATTGGATAGCGACACGTAAGACTTGACATCACGAACAGAGGCCTGGGTGTTGACGGATGGCATGTACAGTCGTACTGGGGGCATGGCAATCTGAATAGGCTTACTGCAGTTACGGAAGAACTCGCGATACTGTTGAATATCCAGATTTCCACCAAACAGCCGAAGAACTCGCTTATCGGGTGCCGGCTGAATGTCCTTATCCTCCGTATACAGCTGGCGGTAAAAACTGCGTAGAAGCGAATGCCGAATCCAGCGCTCAGACTCGGTGAGGTACGGCTCCTTATACACGGCCGCCAATGCACACTCAGGACTGCAGTAGTTGCCTTCGGCAGTGTACTTGCTGGTGTATACATCATAATGCGTAGGAATCATGAACGAATCCCCCGAAAATCCGTGACAGCACCAGAGGCACGCAGCACCCGTAGGATACGACGTCGCCAACGAAAGCTTTGTCATGAGATCTTGAATCACTGTCTCGTCAAATCGTCGCTCCTGCGTCTCGGTGGTCTGCAGAATATCAGAATACTGCGTGGGTCCGCCAACGGACGGAGCAGGGACATCGACCCGCTCCTCGTCGAAATCAAACTCCTTTCCTATTCGCAGAAAGAAGATCACCGGAGGCAGTTCTACCTTGGGCGTTTCGTCCACAACCTTCTTCGCTGTCTTCTTTCCCTTGGCTGGAGGCATTTGAATGAATACGTCTTTTCTCTGTAAAACGGACAGCCGTTTTCTCTAGCTGGGGGAGGGTACACCCACAATGGCAGAATCATACAAGAAGCACACGCACCGCGAGCACATCCTTTCGCTGCCCGACACCTATGTCGGGTCTATCGAGACCACGTCGGAAATCATGTATGTTGTAGAAGGCGAAACCTTCAAGGAGAAGATGCTGGTGGGCTTCAATCCTGGATTCTACAAGCTGTTTGATGAGATCGTGGTGAACGCCCACGATCAGGTGGTCCGCATGCGTCAGCGTGCGTCAGCGAATCCTGTAAAGAACATTACGATCGAGATTTCGGCCGACAACAAGACAATCACAGTAGAGAACGACGGCGAGGGCATTGATATTCTGGAGCATCCCGAGTACGGTGTGTGGGTCCCGCAGTTGATCTTCGGTGAGCTGCTGACCTCGACGAACTACGACAAGGACGAGAAGAAGCTGGTGGGCGGCAAGAACGGTTACGGCGTGAAGCTGGCGAACATCTTCGCCAAGCAGATGACGGTGGAGACGGTGGACTCGGTGCGCGGCAAGAAGTATACCCAGACGTGGGAGAACAACATGACAGTGGTAAACAAGCCCAAGATCGTCGCGTGCAAGGGTAAGTCCTACGTCAGCGTGGCTTGGACGCCCGACTTCGCGCGATTCGGTTTGACGGAAATCAATGCTGATCTGGTGGGTGTGTTCCGTCGTCGGGCGAGCGATCTGGCGATGACGGTGGGAAAGGAGGTGAAGGTTCACTGGAAGCATGGCGAGGAGAAGACGCTCATCAAGTGCCGCGATCTGACAGCGTATGCAGGCGAGTTCGTGAGCACGCCGGTGGCGGCGCACATATCTGATCGGTGGAATGTGGTGGTGGCCGATACGCCATCGGACGGGTTTCTGCAGGTATCGTTCGTCAACGGTATCTGGACGTCCAAGGGCGGGACGCACGTCGACTACATTGTGAACCAGGTGGTGGGAAACATCGTGGAGTTTCTGGAGACGAAGAAGAAGCTGAAAGTCAAACCTTCGCTGGTGAAGGAGAACATCGCGGTATGGGTATGCGCTGCAGTGGAGAACCCGTCATTCAGTTCGCAGACAAAGGAGGCGCTCACCACGAAGAGTACGGCGTTTGGCTCGACGTGCAAGCTGCCGGAGGAGTTCTTCAAGAAGCTGCGGTCCAAGCTGGAACTGGTAGACAAGCTGGTGGTGGCGCAAAAAGAAAAGGACGAGAAGGAGAACAAGAAGAGTGATGGACGGAAGAGCTCTAAGATTTACGGTATCCCGAAGCTCGACGACGCCGCCCTCGCCGGCACCGCCCGTTCAGCTGAGTGCACTCTCATCCTCACTGAGGGCGACTCCGCAAAGGCGATGGCTCTCAGCGGCCTTACAAAGGCTCAACGCCAGACTTTCGGAGTGTTCCCTCTGCGGGGCAAAATCATGAACGTCAAGGACACGTCGGGGTCCAAGATCGAGCTGGCGAAGGAGATCGCCGAGCTGAAGAAGATCGTGGGTCTAGAGTCTGGCAAGACGTACGAGAATCTGGGGAGCCTGCGCTACGGTCGCGTCCTCATCATGACGGATCAGGATTATGACGGGTCGCACATCCGCGGCCTTCTCATCAACCTATTCCACGAGCTGTGGACGGAGCTATTCAAGATTCCTGGATTCCTGACCTACATGGCGACGCCGATCGTGAAGGCGACGAAGGGCAAGGAGACGCGGACGTTCTACACGCAGTACGAGTACGATCAGTGGAAAAAGGACAGCAGCGCTGTCCGTGGCTGGGCGATCCAGTATTACAAGGGTCTCGGCACATCAACGCGCGACGAGGCGCAGGAGTATTTCAAGGAGATGAACGTTACGCAGTTCCGCTACACGGCCGATGCCGATTCGGCGGCGATTGATCTGGCGTTCAACAAGGCCCGGGCTGACGATCGCAAGGTCTGGCTGCAGGGACATCGCGCGGAGGATATCGTGATCCCGCGCGCGGACAAGACTCTGGCGTACGCAGAGTTCGTGAACCGTGATCTGATTCACTTCAGTCACTACAATCTGGAACGGTCCATCCCGAGCATGATGGACGGACTCAAGACGTCGCAGCGCAAGATTCTGTTTGGCTGCCTCAAGCGTAACCTGACCTCGAAGGTCAAGGTCGCCCAGCTCGCGGGATATGTCTCCGAGCACGCCGGTTATCATCACGGCGAGATGTCGCTGAACGAGACGATCATCGGCATGGCTCAAGATTTCGTGGGGTCCAACAATCTGCCGTGGCTGGTCCCCAAGGGCCAGTTCGGGACGCGGCTGCAGGGCGGCAAGGATAGTGCCGCGTCTCGATACATCTTCACGTACCTTCAGCCGTTCATGAAGGATCTGGTTCCCGCTGACGACCTGCCGTGTTTGAAGTACCGGGACGACGATGGGCTGTCGGTGGAGCCCGAGTGGTATGCGCCCGTTCTCCCCATGCTGCTGGTGAACGGTGCGCGCGGTATTGGTACGGGGTACTCGACGTTCATCCCGTCGTACAATCCGGTGGCGATCAAGTACATCCTTCTCCGCTGGCTGAAGGGTGAGGATAAGGAGATCCTAAGGACGGCAGAGCTGACGCCGTGGTATCGCGGGTTCAGGGGTACGATCACGCCCTGCACGGACGGCTACGATGTGACGGGCAAGTATTCGTACAACGCCAAGACAAAGACGATCTCCGTCCAGGATCTGCCGATTGAGTACTGGACGTCGGATTTCAAGGAGTACCTTGACACCATGTGCGAGAAGAAGGACTTCGTGAAGGATTACACGGACACGTCTACGGACATGGATGTGAACTTCGAGATCATTCTCAAGGACGACATGCCGATCGCAGAGGCGGCAAAGAAGCTAGGTCTGATCGGGCGAATCAAGACCACGAATATGCACGCCTTCAATTCTCGGGGCAACATCACCAAGTACACCATGGTGAACGAGATTCTGGAGGAGTACGCCCATGCTCGTCTGGCACTGTATGGGTCCCGCAAGGAGAATATGCTGCGTGAGCTAAATGCCAGGCTGCCGTGGCATACGAGCGTTGTGAAGTTCCTGACACTGATCTGCAACGATGTCATCGATCTCCGCAAGAAGCCTCACGCGGACTGTGTCAAGATTCTGGAGACGCACGAGCTGACGGATATTCCCGATCTCCTGAAGCTGCCGATTAGCAGTATGACGATGGAGAATGTCGCGAAGCACGAGGCCGAACTGGCTCGTCTGCGCGCACGGATCGCTGAGATTGAGGGGACGACGCCCTCACAGTTCTGGATCGCAGATTTAGAGAATCTC